TAGAAACATCTTCGCTAACAAGATTGTTATGTGATACGTAACGTTTAAATGTATTCAACTGAGCAATTTGCTCGCTGACATTCATGATTGATTCACCAATAGCATCATATGGTCGGCCACCGTTTGCCACATGACGTTGCATTGCTTTAGCGCCTGCTAGATGAATAAACGGATATTTAAAACGTTCACCTTCGGCATTTTCGATGAACAACGCAGTGATATGACGAGTTCTTGCTCCTGGCTGTTCTTCGTTTACTGCTTGAGAGTGACGTACAATTAAGCGTGTACTCTCTAATTTGCGGTAACTTGTTTTACTGCTACCGTACATAGATGATTCATTCATAGTGGCTTCCTTCGATCCGTTTATTGATAAGAACTGAAAATCGTCCTTGTTTAAATTTCCTTTAGTAATGTCTCGAGTGTCAAAACGCATCATTCTTCGTTTAGCAAAGAATCGCATTTCACGTAGGAAATCAAACCATAGTCCTCTTGTTATACTGTCAGTACCTTCTGTAATTCCTTGACTGTAGAAGATCTTTAAGGAACCGCGTTCGTTAATACTAATACTGACTCTACCTAAATTATTGCCTTCGAGTACAAAATCAAAGTCAAAAAATCGTGCCTCTGAAGGATCGCTTGTAACAGCACCGCTTTCGTTACCCATTTGTAAATTGGTAAAACGACTGCGTACTTTGTCAAATAAATCCTGGGCGATAATGTTAATTATATTCATGACTGTATTTATGAGAAATTACTTACATATATGGGCATGGGCATTTCCATATCGTCTAAAATGCGATCTTCTGTCATTTTAGCATAAACTCCAGGATCCCAATCTCCGAGCATTAACAGCATTCTAATTGCCAGCAACATAGCAGATACTAAATCGTCGTGTTGTTCCGCTTTTGCTTCAAATTTAACACCTACAGCAACAAATGTCTTTAATTCACTTATTAGTGACTTGCTGTTTAATATTATTTGATTGTTTTCAACCAACTGTTTTAATTTGGCACAGGCATTAATTTTGCTAATACTGGTGGTATTAAATCCCTTACGAAAACGTCTAACGTGTCCTCTTTTTACCGGTTCACTTAGAAACATTCCAGGTATTGTTTCCTCGCCCATTTCGCTGATAGCAACCAGCGCCGCTTCACCTAATGTATTGTTTTCTACACTAAAATAGAGGTTAGGAGAGCCTCCACAACATTCATCAATATACTTACAAATGTCTCTTAATATTCGAACCTGTCCTTGTACCCTAGTCATATTGTGTTGCCATTCGCCTACCTGTATCATGCTAGGAATTTCTAAAATTTGAATAGCGGCATAATCTCCACCTGTTCCCATAGCAGGGTCATGTGCTACAATATAAGTCATCATCGGATCAATTTTTTTGTACCAACGAACTTGTCCCATTTTAAGAATTGGCTCTTTTCCTTCTAGTCCTGCTAGACAAATACTGCTGATAAGTGTTTCATCAAAGACTAAGAATTCACATTCGTGTTCACGTCGGAAACGTTCTTCTCCGATACGCGACATTTCTTCTGCTTTCCATTTTTCGTCACGATCTGGATGTTCGCTCCAATGTGCTTTAAACGGAAAGAAACCGTTCTTTCCTACATCTGTAGTATTACCGAACTCGTCTACACGCTTGTTGGCTTCTTTCCAGATGCTAGCAAATTGGTCTTCGTCACTATTAGGAGTTGATGTAATAATTGCCTTACCGCCAGTTGCTAGTGTAGGCGAAATTGAAGTCCAGAATTCTGAAGCCACATTAGGCGGTACGAACGCAAACTCGTCAGCGTATAGTAATGATAGTGACATACCACGACCTGTTGTTTCAGTTGTAGTCTGCGCTACAATACGTGATCCGTTATCAAATTCTATCGACTCTTTGTTGTAACTTGTAACGCCCGGACGAATAAAATTTGGACACAATTCGTAAGCATAACGAATACGTGTCATAATTTCTTTAGCACCTGTATACTTGTGTGCCGCTATAAGAATTGTACTATCTGGTACAAACATCGCATACCATAACAGGTATCCTGCCGCTGTAGTTGTCTTACCTGTTTGACGAGGTAACATATTAACGTTAAAACGATGACCGTGATAACTATCAATCAACCTTACCTGGTATTCAAAGGGCTTATACAACATCTTTCCTTTTGTAGGATGTTGTATGTGAAAGAAATGTCCAAGGAAGTAATGCGGACCCATAACTGGATCCATACATCCTTGAAGATGTTTAATATCGTCTTCTGTCCACGCCTGTGTTGAGTGCGCCTTTTTAACGAGTTGATTATCTGTATTTTTACCTGCCATGTGAATATTTACCAAAAAAAATAGCCCCCGTGGGGGCTATTTGGTGTTGCGTAAAATTACTTGTTATCTAGTCTACTGTCAGCACCACTCTTTTTTGCTCTTGGTAAGTAACTTAATTGATCAGGAACATAATCTTCGTCATAGTTTATGTAATAACGAATTGATTTTGGACTCATTCCATCTTTCTTCATGTATTGAACCATTAAATCAATAATTTCACCTTCTTTTTCACGACTGTATGTAATACCATCATTGGCCATTTGTTGACCAATTGGAATGTGTTGTGTCTCACTTTCTGAAACACCTTTTTCTTTAGATTCGCTTACAAACTTTTTGTATTCGGCAAATAGTTGAGCCTCAAAATTAATACTTTCGTCTTTTTCTTTTTCTTTTTCTTCTTGATCAGGCATTGGGTTTGAAGCGCCAGGCGCTGGAGTGTAATCAAAATCCCTGACCTTATTGACTACTTGAGCAAAGTCATTTGGGTTATAATCTTTTTTCTGTTCATGCGGGCTATTATCGTATCCGCGGAACCCTTCGTCTTCTTCGCTGCCGTTGTCGCTAGATGTATGCTTGTCAGTTGTAGAGCCTTTAATATCTTTATCAGTTGATACTTTTACTGGCATGTCAGTTGTAACTTTTACTGGCTGTCCTGTGTGAATCTTTTTAATAAGATCCATAACTTCGTCGTCGCTAGATCCTGGAAGGTCTACTCCTGGCTCGTCAACTGCTAATGCGTCAACTGGTTCTGCGTGTCCTGGAACTAGAGCATCATCTGCGCCTGGAATACCTGGCAATTCATCTGATACTGCCATTGCCATAGCATCGCTTGGAGCATCTGTTTTAGCAAGATCAACAATACCTCTCATCATTGTAACAATTTCACTAGCACTTGCGGCGCTCATGTTAATTGTTGCTGGCATATGAGGCATTTCTGCTCCCATACCTGGAATACCACATTCTAAGATTTCGCTTTCAGTAAGTGGAACACCTGCTAATTTTTTAAATTGAACAGATTCAGATAACTGAACAGGAGTTTCTTTTACTTCTGCTTTTTCTTCTTTGACTACATTAGGATTAGTAGAATCTAATTCTGCTAGTCTTTTCATTACGTCGATCATTTGCATGTTATTTCTTCCTTCTTGGATCCGGTGCTTGCTGAAGTGGGCTATGAGAAACAAATTCCTTATTGCTCTCTTCTGCTTGGTCCCCGGTTGGACGTTCTTCACCGCGAGCCTTTTGTTTTTCTTTTAATGTATCAGTAATTTCTTTAATGAAACTAGCATTGTATTTAGAACCGTAGTAATCATTAAAATCTGCGTTAGGTGCTTCTGAATAATTAACGTCATCTAATAAAGCACCTTCACGTGGTTCATGCGGACGTTGATATTCTTCAGTTGGCTCATTCGGATTACGAACAACTAGACTATCTCGATTAATTTCTAATCCGTCAGTAAGATATTCTTTCAACTCATTAGGTGTAGTTGGATAATTTAACTGAACTTCATATACAGATACTTCACAATTCTTCAATTTAGGAAAATCTAATGGCAATGCTTGGATTGGTGTTTTTCCAACTTTCTTAAATTGGCTGATAGCAAAACGTTCTAACATTTTATTTAGACGTGCTTCTTGCTCGGTAGTAATATCGCCCGCTAGTTTAATTCTAAATGGGTATGTTCTACGAGAATCGTTGAGGTATTCTTTAAAAGTCTTCATAAATTTATTTATCCATATTTTTGAGTTTTTCCAGTAGGCTATTACGGTCAGTAATTAGAACACCTTGTGCTTCTATAGCACCTGGAGTAGCATCGCCCTGTTTTTTGTCGATACCGTATTTTTTAATCTGTAATTCTACCATCTTTAATTTCTTGTCAATTTTGGCAGATTTTGCTGTAATTGCGGCATTCATCATATTTGCGGCCACTTCAAACATACGTGCTCCATAGCGCGGTTCGACTTGCATTCCTAAGTCCATGATATCGTCATAGGCTTGTTCTGCTTTGTTTGCTAGGGCATCTAATTCACTATCACTAATATCACCTAAACCTTTTACTCTAGGAAGGGCCGCTGATATCTTGTCAAATTCTTCAAGTTTTTCTTGAAGGTTTAATGATGGTGGAGCCTGTAAATCTGCTTCAGAAACAACTGGTTCTTTTTTTTCGGGTGGAAGGTTAAAAACCTCTTCTAATCTTTTTGTCATAGTTTATTACTTATTCTTTTTAGGATTTCATAGTAAAAATATCAGATTCAGTTAGAATTCTAAATTTACAATTATTTTGAGCACACCATGCTTTTGCCATTTTCCACTTAACTTGATTGCGTACAAACTGTGCTTGATTATAGGGATTTTTTCCAACGTTTTCTAGTACTGCTTGATTCTTAGGTTTAATTTCTATAAGTTCGACGTGCTTTCGTTGATTCTTATCTAAGTAACTGATTAAAAAATCAGGAACGTAAACTGTTCCTTTACCTGTTAATGGATCGCGATATGGAATCTTAACACATTCACTCGCCCATTCTGTTATTGCTGGGTTATGATCACAAAATCTCATAAAAACTAATTCCCAACTACTTCGATAGATAGGGGTACCTAATCCAAGATATTTTTCTGGATTGGTTAATTTATAGTGACCTTTGGCAAATTTTAAACTCATACTAGTATATTACGTGATATGGCATCAACTACTGGATTTGTATTTGCGATGCCAAGTGTACTGGTTTTAAATCGATTGTAGTTTAATATTTGTGCCACAGTAGTACTTAAGGTAGCATCAGATGCGCCCTGTAGTGTTTGTAATACTGCCATCGGATCGTAACCTTCTTTCTTTGCCTGAGTTAAGATAGTAATGGCTACAGTTTCGGCACTAGGATTTTTAAATCCTCTCTTTTCTAAAAATCCAGTCATAGCAATTAACGCCGAATTGTTTAATTGTGTCGGCAAACTATTATAATTGTTAAACACATTTAAAGTAGCATCGCTACTTGACGGTTTACTTTCATTAGGTACATTATTATAGATGTAATTACTCATTTTTATTTCTTATTAACTATTAAAACTTCCGTTTACTAACGTCTTTTCAACATTACCTAACTCATCAACAGGAGAACTAGATCCATCTGGAGCATAGACTACCCTAGGACCGGTATAGTCTGAGGTAGTTTGGGTTTGATCAGAGTTAGTTTGTTGAGCATTAGCATCACTTTGTGAATCTGGATTATTTCCACTGGTTTGATCTTGAGTAGTTGGGTTACTACCGTTTCCAGTATCACCACCGGATTGTGTTGGATCAGGATTACTATCAGTTGGTCCAGTAGCACCACTTGCTCCAGTATCAGCACCAGTAGCACCACTTGCTCCAGTATCAGAACCACTTGCTCCAGTTGTTGGACCGGTAGCGCCTGTGGCTCCAGTAGTTAACATTGCCTTTGCTTGAGCAGGAGTTATTTTTCCAGAAGCAAGGTCAGCCGCAATATTTGCGCCTGCTGAAGCATTAGACGCAGAAGCAGTAGGTCCAGCATTTCCGCTACCCCCACCAAACAATGTTCCAATACCACCTAACGCACCCGCCACTGCTGAACCGCCAAATACACTTCCTAATCCACCAGGTGTGCCGGAACCTAATCCTATTGCTCCTAATGCGTTACTAACTAAATTCTGGGAGCCTAGTAATGATCCTAATACACTTAACCCACCTTGTGTACTTTCCCCGCTATTGCCAACTTTACTAAATGGATCTACACTATTGTCGTAATTTCCATTGCCAGCATCGGCAATTGGACTAGGAGTTAAATCATAATAATTTGACGCAAATCCTGGAGGATTACTTCCTGCTTTTACTTTACCGTATCCGTACAGTACTGCTTCATACATTACTGTCATTTTATTTTCTAATACTTTGTTACCCGATGCTACATCTAATCTATCATGATCCCATTGTGTAATTAAAGGATTCACTAATGTAAAACAAGAATATTCTTTTTGGTTTAATTGATATATTGTTATGCTCTGAAAGAAAGGATCAACTTGACCGTTATTAAGACCATATGCTGTTGCCGGTGTTATAACAGATTGAGGATTGTATTTTGTATTTCCGTATTTGGCCGCTGGCAATGTTGCCCCGCCTCCAATTACATTGCCTAACGCTCCTCCAAGTACTCCGCCAAGGCCGCCACCTAATGCACTACCAATAGCACCACCTAATGCTCCACCTAAAGGTGTAGTTACATTACTATCACCAAAATAATATTGATAATAATAGGTCCATAGTTTTTGTGTGACGTTACTCATATCATCATGAAAAACCATGTTGACTGGATTATATGTCATTCCTGTTTGAACAACAGTTTTTCTATTATATTGATTAACCACTTCTGTCTTTGGAGCAAATTTGGGTAAATCTGTTTGTTTAACTAACATTCCTAAATTAGGACTAGTTGTTGTCCATACATCAGCAACCCCTGCTTGTCCACTTACTCCTTGAGCAAGATTTAAGAGACTTGTTCCTAAAGTCTTTCCCCCTGCGCTTGTACCTAACGCCGCTTTATTAATTTGAAAACTTACATAAAAGAGCCATCCAGCCTTAGGGGCTAGACTATATGTATTGCTGACAAATATTCTAGAGGCGTGTTGGTATGATCTTAAGGTAGGTTGGTTTGCGGCTATATTAGACATAACAATATTTAGTCGTAAAAAAAGACCCGATAATCGGGTCTTTTAAAGTACTAAGCCCTTGCCGGCTTAGGCTGCTTGCCCAGTAATTAGAACGCCACTTGTACGTCCTACGTTCTGACCCACACCTTGTGGGCTACCTGCTGTATTAAGTTGTGTTGCGTTATCATATTTGATTGTTAAGGCAATCTGAACTGGTTCACTTGTCTTATAATCTAATTGTTGATAATCAGCACCACTTAAGAAACAGCCATCTAATTCCCATGTCTCAAGCACGTTAACGGTATCTGCTCCGTTGCCGCCGTCTAGCATTTCGATTACAGTTGAGAACTTGTAATCAATACCAGAACTAGCACTTGCTTGTTCATAGAAGTCGAATTGCTTCTGTAACTGTTCGCCAACTAAGTTGGTTACTGCGTTTGTCATATCGTCACGCAGAGTTAGAGTCATATCAGCCCAACTTGGTTTACCTGCTAGTTTAACTTTACTGTTATAAACGTCAATTACGATTTCCTCGAATGTAACGTTTGGTCGAGTAACGTCAACCACTTGCTTGGTTAACTCTGTTGTTGGTTTGCTTATACCAAAATTTTGAAGTGTCACTCTAAAGCGATACTTTAACTTCGGCATTAGCAAGCCTTGTACACTTGCTGATTGGCTACCTGCTAACGGTACTGTAAATCTGCTTAAACTTGCGATTGCCATCTTTATTGCTCCTTGTCCTTAATATTTATTTTAACCACCTGCACTAATTGCGCCAGTATTTTCTAAACGTAAAGGAATGTAAATGAATTCTACAGCCTTGACTGGTTCAATCGCAATATCAACCCATAGTTGATTTTGGTCGATTCTTGTTGGTGTGTTGTTAGATTCATCACACACAACTAAGAAGTCATAGATTGCTCTTTGACCTACTAATTGTAGGAAGAAACTAGACACAGCCCCTTTGATTTCATCACGTGTGATCTTATCATTTGGTTCAAACAAGTATGGTTTCGCCAATATGCCTAATTGTCTACGGATGTATGCTACTAGACGAGCAACATTAATACGATCTAAACTACTTGCGGCATTAGCGCGAGTGTATTGACCCATAGTAATGATACCTGATCCTGTTAGTGTCGCAATTGGATTAACTTTAACATTTGCTAGAACATCACGTAGGCTTTCTGGTAACGCTGTTGGATGGAATTCTCCAATATCATCA